GAACACGTCAACCTTAAAGCTGCGGCCATTCCGGATCGCTTTGTCGCTGCTGTGCCAGTTGTTTCTGTAGTCGCCGCTGCCGACGATATCCGGAACATCATTCTTGCAGATCAGCTTCGCTTGCTTTACCGCATAGACACCTTCACCGACCACAAGTTCATCCATGATCTGGCCAATTTCTTCGGCTGCCTGGGCCATGTTATCGCGCCATTTTATAAGATCTCTAAAATCAGCACTCACGCGATATCACGACCCTTCACCATGATTTCCTGGTGTGTGGCGTAAACCATAGGCTGGCCGGTGCTTTCGTACTTCAAAACGGTTCCGCTGGCTGGGTTCACACGTCCGAACCGTTTTACATCGATCTGATCACCTGGGAGGACATTTATTTCCGGTCCCAGGAACAGTTTTACCGTGTATTCAACGTCATTTTGTGCTGCTGTCTGCTCTGATGGCCTGATCTGCATAGAGGAAAGGGAACAGATGACGTTTTCTGCCACCGGTACCCTTTTCATCTTTGTGATCTTGTTGCTTCCAGTGACTTCTGCCATTCGGTAAATGGTGCAGGTGTCTTCATAGGTCATTTCGATGGCAACGCGTTCAACAGCAGGGTTTCCGAACATATCACCACCCCACTTTCCTGAATGCGTTCAACTGCTTTGTATATGCCTTTATGAAGTCCGCACCACCGGCCCCTGTATTAGCGTTAAAATCACCACCGACCGGCCTGAATGATGTTGTAACATCACCGCGTTTCACTGACGTTACTTCGGCGTTACTGTTTGTTTCATTGCCGTAACCTTCCGCCCGCCACATATCGACGGCCATCCGGACCACAACATTTTCAAGCTGGGCCGGAATGGCTTCGTCGATGGCCATGTGGCAATAATTCTTTACCATGTCCGTGACGGTGTCCAGGACGAACTGCAGAAGGCCGTCCTTCTCATTGCCGGTTATACCCAGCAATAATTTTAATTTTTCAAGCATAACCGGTCACACCGCCTTCCGCTTATTCAGTGGCAGCGACGATCGTTGCGTTACCAGCCTTCTTCGCCTTGTTGTCATCCACGTCGATTTCGGCAACGGTTATCTTATGGCCGTTTGTAGCTGTGATTTCGCCGGAAGCAGGGAGATCATTCCAGCCAGTGGTCAATACGTCGTTATATTCTACAGAAGGTGCAGTCGAAGCGTGTGTCTTATAGACATACTTTCTGCCAGCGACTAATGTCTGGGAAACAGTGATTTTTGTCTTTCCAACTGCGCTTCCAGCTTCAGAAGTAACTGTCAGGGTTCCAAGCGTTCCGGCGCCCTTCTCATAGAAGAAGATCAAGTCAGGCGTCAATGCCTTGCAACCGTAGTCATAGAACATGGCCACTGCGTAATCATTGGAAAGCGGGATCTTTTCAGGATCCTTGTACGGATAGGTGACAACAGGAAGCGCGATCGCACCATCGATCATCAGCACGGCGTCGATTCCATCGGGAAGATATACGGAACTGTATGTCTTTACCCCGTGGAACAGTGCGAATTCCTCTGCTGCAGTATCCACGTTCGCATTATTCGCTGACTTGTCAAGATAGTTCCTGATCTGGCCATAGAATGAAGGCGAACATACCAGGTTCATCATGCTTCTGGGAATACCCCTGACATAATCGTTCTTGACGGTTTCAAGGGCCTGGATCATTGCTTCGACCTTGTCTTCGATGTTTGTTATGCTGCTGGAAGGTTCGAAGGATACACCGGCCCTGACTGCTTCTTCAAAGAAAGCAGTGTCCAGTTCTGCCACCACAGTGTCAACATGGTTGTCTGCGCGTCTTGCCATGATGTTGGCCACACCGAAGGTGTCAAGATCGAACTTCGCAGCTTCTTCCACGATCTCACGGTGCTGGTCAAGGTTTACTGTTACAGGCGGAACAGTGAGTGCGTCACCTTTTCCGGCTGCTCTTGCAGTTCCGTATGGATTGGAAGCGCTGTTCTTGAAGCGTTTGAACTCAACGGAACCGCTTGCGGGATTTCCAGTGTATGCCTGGGACTTCAACCCGCTTGAAAGTGTGGCCTTCTGGATATTCTCTATCACAAGGCCGGAAATTTCTTTCAGGTCAGCTTTGGTTGACCCGCTCTGAATAAGGGAAATAGCTTTTGTTCTTGCCATTTAATATCACTTTCCTTTCATGTTAGATTAAAATATTACCGGTCCAGCCGGTGCGTTTGGCGTTGGCTGTGCGCCAGGATCTGCAGGTTTAGCACCTTTCAGATCAGGTGCCTGGCTCTGCTGTTGTTTAAACAGATAGGGTTTCTTTTCACGGATCGGCTTGATCATGTCTTCGATGTTGGTTTTCAGGTTCCCTGATTCGTCAACCTCAACCGTGTCAAGTTTCAGATCTCTGATGATGTCATCAGGATCATAGACGCTGTCACCCAGGGCCAGCTTCAAGGCTGTGGTCTTCTGGATCTTCGCGATTTCAGACTTATGTGTGTTCTGCAGTTCTGCGATCTTTGTCTGTGCAGCCTTCACATCATCGGCGATCTTCGCTGGATCCCCAGAACCCCCGATGGCCTTCAATGCGTCTGCTGCAGCCTTCAACGCATTTTCAGCGCTGACCTGCTGGGCCTTGATGGCTTCGTGCTTGTCTGCAGGAACATAACTTCCGTCATTTCCGCAGACGATGTCAAGATCCTTTCCATCCTTGCCCTTGCCTTTGACAGCTTCTTCGACCTGTTTGGCCAGGTCTTCGCCCAGTAGCTTTCTGATTGATTCGTGTATCATGGTTTTTTCTCCTTTCCCCGCTGTATTTAACGTGACTTCCACACGCTTTGCGGACCGTGTTGGTCAGGGACACGGTACCCCGAATTATATGAAAAAAGACACCTTTTACAGCGTCTTTTTCAACGGAATTATTGAATTATGACTTTCTGCCAGGAAGGGATTTTGCCTTCTGGCTGCTCTTTCTTTCGCCAGGATCGTCCACAACATCATCCTTGCCGACATATTGTTCTTTCCATTCCTCATATGTCATATTACGCGGCATTGGTTCGCCTGAATTATACCAGTCCAGGGCGTCTTCCGGATCATATTCGATGGTTGTTGACCTGCAATGCGGGTGCATAGGCGGGAAGTTTTCGCCGACCTTTGCGTCTTCCAGTTTGAAGTGCTTCCCATCAAGTTCCTGGCATATCGTGCTGGTCCTGCTGTCCAGTGTGGCCACGAACTCATATTCCTTGACGCCTGCTGCCTTATAAGCGCGCTTTTCAGCTTCGTTGTGGAAGTAATTCGTTTCAGTCCTCACCAGGCGTTCAGCATTCTTGAATGACTGGCCCATCTTTTCGGAAAGCTGCTTTGACATTTCCGAAATACCGGTTCCCCGGATGAATCCCTGGGTGATTATTTCACGGACATTGAAGATCAATGCCTGGTTGTTCCTCCACAGCCTTTCTGAAAAGTTCGATCCGCTCCAAGGATAGGACACGACATCTTCGACCATCCTGGTGTTCACCTTTGCGAATTCACGCACAAAACCGACGCGCTGCTGGATATCGAACACCTTCTTGTAATATGCTTCTGTAAAGGCTTCGCCGAATTCTGCCTTCATTTCAGCAACGCCGCGGGCATATAGTTCATTAAGCGTCATTTGGATCTGCGCTTCCATGGCCATCAGGCGTGACTGCTGACTGGAATATGAAAGGGCGTCCAGTTCTGCAGTCAGCTTTGCTTTGACTTCTGGATCCGTTTCGTTGTTGATCCGGTTCACATAGTCGCCGATGGTGCCTTTCCATTCCTGGCGTTCCTTGCGGTTCAATTCTTTGACGGCTTCTTCATAGGAAAGGCCGTTTTCGCTTGCATACCTGGCGTAAAAATCATTGATCTGCTTCCGGATCTCTCTGGCCGCTCTCTCATATTCCTTGAATAGTTTCAGGGATAGGCCAGCGCCCCGAAGATATGATTCAGTTTCACGCCGCAGCGCTCTTTTCAACCAGTATTCTTTCCCGGCCATTATTCATCACCAGCACTTCCTGTCTGTCCTGGAACCGGTTCTGCTCCTGTCTGACCTTCGATGTTCTGGCCGGTTTCAAGCGCAGCGTCAAACAGCCCAATTCCGAATTCCTCCATGGCCTGTTTCTTTTCTGCTTCGATCCTGGCCAGTTCTTCATCGACATCAGTGATCCACGGATGATTTTCAAGGGCGGTCCTTTTGGATATGATCCCCTGGGAAGCCTTCACGTTGTTGATGACATCAGTTTCATTCACCGGCATGTCGGTGTTGAATATAATGTCAAAGGTTTCGTTTGAAAAATCACCTTTGCCGATGATCTGCAGATATGTGTCCAGGAACACCTTTAACTGCTGGAATGCGTCTTTCATTTCCAAGGCCAGCGATTTGCAGTCAGTATCCAGGTCCATATACCTGAAATTGATGGCCGTTCCAGAAGCATTCCCCAGGTCAGGATCCTTTGTATCAACCCCTGAACCATAGTCGAATATATCCCTGCGCTGCTTATCCAGGAACTTCATTACTGCGTCGATGTTCAGATCGGCCTGCAGCTTATCCACACCACCATCAGCGTCAACCTTGATCGCCAGGTGTTCGCGAAGGTCCTTGATGAATTCACCCAGGTCCTGGCCACCGTAGTTTTTCAGGACATATATGAATTTGGCCACATCACGAAGCACGTCAGAAGTAACGGAAGTCTGCCAGTTTATATCATCGATTAGGTCCTTGATGAAGTAACACAGCGGCAATTCTTCGTCATTGTACTTCACCCATATGATCGGCGGCTTTGTCCAGTTGTACGCCTTGCCATTCAGCATGAAGTGGCTGGCTTTTCCGTCTTCGCCTGCGTCTTTATCCACAATAAACCCCTGGCCTGTGGATATAAAATACTGAACGCCGTTGCTGTCCCACCATTCAGCCTTTGTCCTGACGGTTTTCTTCCTGCCGATGTATTCGATCACATCATAAAACCTGATAAAGCCATCCAGGATCGTGTGTTCTGCGTCCCTCCATAGCGGGATCACTTCCGTGCTGGGGATCTTCATTATGCACAGCTTGCCTTCTTCGTTGAAATAAGGCTGCAGCCATCCGATACCTGATTTTATGGCATTTCTTCCAAAACCCTTCCATTTACGCCTGAATGTATCGTCAAAGACTTCGTTCAGCGCTTCGGCATACTTTTTATTCTTTGAACTTACCGTGAAGGGATTGGCCAGCAGATAATTGATTTTTTGTTCGATCAGCTTTTTCAGGATCGGGTGTTCAATCTTCGTGTTTGACCTGTTGCTGACATCATTGGTCTTGCTTTGCACGTCGGACCGGTTCCTGAAATACTGTTCGGCCATAACCATCAGCTTGTACTGTTCGGAATTCTTGAATTCCTTTATTTCTTCTGCCACTATTTCAGGGATCGACATCGGGATCCCATCCGGATCTTTAACCAACGCCGCAAGCGAACCCGGACGCGCGTTCATTTGCCAATTTAGCACTTATTATCACCTCACTTTAATACTTCGATTGATGATCCGCGTCTTAACCGTTCTATGGAATAACGAAGCGCTGCCATTGCGTCATCCATGAATTCGACCGGTTCATCGATATAAAGGCCAGTCTGCGGATCCTTCTTCCATTTCCATTGCTGGATCTCTTTGATCGTGTTTACACACGAAGGGTGAATGTGTATCTTCCGGCCCTTTAACCAGTCGATTTGTGACTTCACGGATCCAGGTTCCTTTTTCACCGGAACCGCTCTGAACCCGGCCCTTTTCCAGCGCTTTATTCTGTCAGGTTCTGCACTATCGCAGAACATTTCGGTCCGTTTACTGATATTCCGGTTAATGGCCATCTGGATAATTTCTTCCGTGTCCATTTCGAACACATACAATTCAGAACAGATCCAGATTTCACCGTCCTTCCATCCGACATCCAGGATCGCGTTCGCATGGTTGAAGCCGAAGTCCTGGCCAAGATATTTCGCGTCGAAGTATTCTGGGCCAGTGGGGAAGTCATGAATATCAATGTTCGTCAGGATCAGGCCGCCAAGTTCGCCCCATTCACCTTCACCATATACCCGGTACCCTTCCGGATCTTCAATCTTCCTGCGCTCCATACGCCTGAAATACGCCTGGTCAATGAGCCGGTTCGTCTTGTAGGTTGAATGATGGGTGAAGACGTCCGGATCCTCTTTGTCGAAATAACGACCTTTGATCCAGTGCGTAGCGCTTACCGGGTTGAATGTCATCGTGATCTGATAGTATAAATTCGGGTTGATTTCATCCAGATCACCACGAAGACGGTCATCCAGGATGTCAACGTCT